TATAAATGCCATTATACAGGGTGCAGCGAAGAAAGGTCATTACCTTTTCCAAAAACCTGATGTTAAAGCAAGACTTGATGCAATTGACCCCTCTCTTTATAGAGATTATTTGGGTATTATGGCAATCAATGATTTCCTTTACTTTACAATGGAACAAATGATTGAAATGATGAGTCAAACAGGTCAAGGTGTTGCAGGTAAAGTGGAATTGGATGATGCTGACGGAGAAGAGGGTGATGAAGGTGGTGAAGAAAAACCTGATACTGTAATCAAAGCATATGGTGCAATTTTCCCAATTTTATGCCACGAAATAATCAAAGGTATTGAAGAAGGTAAAGGTAGATACGGGTTACCTCAAGACCAAGGACTCAGACAAAAAGTTCAAGGTCAAGTTGACCTTCTTTCAAATGAACCAATGCAGTTAAGAATAGGACCTGAAATTGTTGAAAAAATTAGGTTTGCATTACCCGATGAAATGTTTGATGACGAAAACAAAGGTCTAATAAACTGGTTTCACATTCAGTTATACCAAGTACCTGCAGAAGAATTCTTGGACATCGTTGGAAATGCAATTTCCGAAGACCAGTCCAAAGTTAGAAAGGCAACTCAAAGATTCGAAGAAATCATGAAAGAGGCTCAGGAGCTGAAACAAGAATATGATGATTACAAAGAAGAAAGTGGGTCAGATTCTGACGATGACGATGAAGACGACGACATTGATGATTTCTTAGGTAGTTTAGGTATATCGAGACCTAAATGATTTACATAGGTGACTAAAGAACAATTAATTATTGAAGTAACTAAGTGTATGAGGAGTACTCCTTATGCACTTAGAACATATTTGCAAACATACGACAATACAGTCCAAAAGTATGTTCCGTTAGATTTATTCCCTGACCAAGTTTCTCTTATAGAAGACTACGACAATTACAATGAAAACATTGCGTTAAAGTATAGACAGGCGGGTGTATCAACAGTAACCGCTGCTTGGGCATCCAAAAAATTAGTTTTTGCTAAGAAAAATAAGCCTGAAAAGATTCTGATAATTGCCAACAAATTGGATACCTCGGTTGAAATGGCGAACAAAGTTAGAGGGTTTACTGAACAGTGGCCTTCATGGGTTGGGGCTGGATTTTCAGCTGAGAAAAACTCACAAAGACATTTCAAACTAACAAATGATTGTGAAGTAAAAGCCGTTGCAACATCAAAAGACGCCCTTCGTGGATATACTCCAACTATTCTGATATTTGACGAAGCTGCCTTCATCGAAGCGGATAATGATTTCTGGTCCGCCTGTATGGCATCACTTTCAACGGGTGGTAAAGTAATTGTTATTTCTACACCTAACGGTTACGACGCTATCTATTACGATATCTACGACCAAGCGTTAAGAAACATGAACGAATTCAAAATTTCTGAAATGTTTTGGTACCGTGACCCTCGTTATACTCGTGATTTGTATATGGTAAAAACTAATGACTTGGTACATTTTCTACTAAATAGGGAAGATTATCCGAGAGATACTGTTGTTGACCTTTCAGTTGAAAATGCTTACGAAAGAGACCATTCAATCACTACAGATTATATTGAAAAAGGTTACAAACCTTGCTCTGCGTGGTTTGAAGGAATGGTTAAAAAATTGAAATTTGATAGGAGAAAAGTTGCTCAGGAATTGGAGTGTAATTTTTTGGGTTCAGGAGACAACGTGTTTGACTCTGAATTGATGCAAAATATATCTAAAAATCAATTAAAAGACCCACAAGCCAAATTAATGGGGGGTTCTCTTTGGATATTCAAAGAACCCGAAAATAACCACAAGTATGTTATGGGTGTGGACGTATCGAGAGGTGATTCAGAAGATTTTTCTTGTATTCAAATTATCGATTTCGATGAGAGGGAACAGGTGTTAGAATATGTTGGTAAAGTCCCCCCTGATGTAATTGCCGAGATTGCATACAAATGGGGTAGTATGTATAACGCTTATTGTGTTGTTGATATAACGGGAGGTATGGGAGTTTCTACAGCAAGAAAAATGCAGGAGATGAACTATACTGGAGGTCTTTACATCGATAACATTGACCCGAAAAATAAATGGAAATGGGACCCTAAATTGAATGAAAAAATCCCCGGAATTAATTTCAACAACAAAAGGGTACAAATTATTTCATCTCTTGAAGAAGCTGCTAGACACGATTTTAAAATTTATTCTCACAGATTATATAATGAAATGAATACATTTATTTACGTGAATGGAAGACCTGACCACCAAAAAGGTCATCACGATGACTGTATAATGGCAATTTCTATGGCAATTTATGTTGCAGAAAAATCATTTCAATCAATTCAAAAGGTTACAAATCATACCAAAGCCATGATTAATTCATGGGCAACATTCACAAACGAAAACAAAAATAGCTCTGCATTTTTTAACCCAATGGCACCACAAGCTGTGGGTAATAATCAAAGAGGTATTAATCAGCCGACAAGAGATGATTATGAAAAATATAAGTGGTTATTCGGGGCGTAATAACTATTTATATTATCAAGGGAATAAGTAAAATTGTAATATGGCTGAAAATAATTTAACGGTTTGGCAACGACTATCGAAAACTTTTGGTCCTAATTCTTTGTTGAATCAGGATTATCCTACTTTCAAGTTCGACAAAAAAGAGTTGTTAAGAACTAAAAGTAAAGAAGAATACGAGCGTGAAAAACTCCAAGCACAACAAACATATTATTTAACAAATCAGTGGGCTAAGGTTGAAAATAACCTTTATTCACAAGCCATTTATTACGAGCCAACAAGGTTGTCGTCTCAGTATGACTATGAGTCAATGGAGTATACACCTGAGATTTCTGCCGCTTTGGACATATATGCTGAAGAATCCACAACCACTAACGAAGACGGTTTTATATTACAAATTTATTCTGAATCGAAGAGAATTAAATCTGTATTAGCGGATTTATTCAACAACACATTGGATATCAATACTAATTTACCAATGTGGACAAGAAATACTTGTAAGTTCGGTGACAACTTTGTATATCTTAAATTAGACCCTGAAAAGGGTATTGTTGGATGTCAACAACTTCCAACAATTGAAATAGAAAGACATGAAGTTGGTGCCCAAAACAAAATTCTTGCACCTAGTTCACAACAACCTGAAAAACCCAAAGCATTGGCTTTTACTTGGAAGAACAAAAATATGGAATTCCAATCGTGGGAGATTGGTCACTTTAGATTATTAGGTGACGACAGAAAACTTCCTTATGGTACTTCTATGTTGGAAAAAGCAAGAAGAATTTGGAAACAACTTTTGTTATCAGAAGATGCTATGTTGATTTATCGTACATCAAGAGCACCTGAAAGAAGAATGTTTAAAGTATTCGTTGGAAACATGAATGACGATGATGTTGAGGCGTATGTACAACGTGTCGCAAATAAATTCAAAAGGGAGCAAATTGTTGATAGTAAAACAGGCAATGTGGATATGAGATTCAACCAAATGGCGGTTGACCAAGATTATTTTATACCTGTACGTGACCCAGCGGCTCCTGACCCAATTACAACATTACCGGGAGCTACAAACCTATCCGAAATTGCCGATATTGAATATATTCAAAAGAAATTATTAACAGCACTTCGTGTACCCAAAGCTTTCTTAGGGTTTGAAGAAGTTGTTGGCGATGGTAAAAATTTATCATTACAAGATATTAGATTTGCCAGAACTATTAATAGGATTCAAAAAAGTATGATTGCAGAACTTAACAAAATCGCAATCATTCATCTTTTTCTTTTGGGATTTGAGGATGAGTTGTCCAACTTCACTTTAGGTCTTACTAACCCATCAACACAAGCTGATTTACTTAAAATAGACGTTTGGAAAGAAAAAGTTCTACTTTACAAAGATTTGGTTGCTGACCCTGGAAACGGAATACAGGCGACATCATCAACTTGGGCCAAGAAACACATATTTGGATGGTCTGATGAAGAAATCAGATTAGATTTACAACAACAAAGAATTGAAAGAGCCGTGGGAGAAGAACTCAAAGCAACACCGACAGTTATAAGTAAAACAGGTGTATTTGATAACATCGATAAGTTATACGGTACAACTTCCGGTTCAACATCAAACGCAGGTGCACAATCTACCGAATCACCTTCATTCGAAGGTGGTGAATTACCTCCACCACCATCAGAAGAGGCTCCATTAACACCACCGCCATCATCTGAAGAAACCACACCTCCACCACCAGGAGGAGGGGCAGTG